TTTTCGCACTGCCGAACCAACCCGCCTCCGGGAATCTCCCGAACGGTGTAGTTCAGCCAAGTCTGCATCAGTTGTGCAGTGACTCGATCAGTGGACTCAAAAGAATCCTGCTGCTCTTGAAGCTGCTGGTAGAACTGAAGCATGTTCGGGTCAGAGACAAGATCGTCCAGATCGAATCGCTGCTTCTTTCTCGGCACCACATTTCGGAAAGGGTTCTCCCACAACAGAGAGGGTCCGAAGATGGCAACAAGTTCAAACGCCTTGTTGACTGTGATGCGAAACTTGGGAGCCTTGACACCTTTCCAGAATTTCTTCGAGTAGTCGTCGCTCCACATGGCAGCGGCAGACTTCCCGTAGAACATCAGGCATTCTTCGGAGACTTCTTTCCAGTCTTTGCGTGCTGCTTCTGCGCAGTCTAGCTTTGCCAGCCAAGCGGTGTGCATAGGCCGGAAGAACTCGGACTCGATAACCGAGTAATCCATCGTGCTTTACCTATGCTTTTGCTGGCTCTTTCAGTGTTTGACTGAGCGTCTGGATCTGTTGCTGGACAGCCTCCATGCGGGCACTCAACTGTTTGAGGTGGTAGTCGTAATGCTCTTTGGGAACCTTCGAGAACTTCGGGTAATCCCAGCATCCGTTGGTCATTGTCTCGGCATTGCTTGGCTTTGCGTGAGACTGATGTTCGTGAAAGTACACGCCGGTCTTGTGAATCGGCATTGCATTTGGACGGAAGACGATCAGCGAAATCTTACCTGAGTCTTGAATCTTCGTGACGATTGCCGCATGTTCTCGTTCGGGATCATCCTTCTTCCCGTTGCTGTACCAAGCGACGGAAGATCCGACTGGAGGGGTTGGGAGAGGATTCTTTGCCGTCTCCTTGTACCCTTCAAGCTGAAGTCGGTAGGGTTGCAGATGACTTTCATCGAGTGGCATCGTCGAATGCTCCGGGTCCAAGGTGAACAAACTCTGAGTCTCCTGCCGATAGTTTCTTCAGGAGTCCCATCGCCTTCTGGTAAATACCGCTTCCGTTTGCGCGGTTCAGTGACGGATCTATGTACGCTGCGCCTTGCATCATCAGGGGATACAGGTAAGCACAGCCGTATTCTAGTGCGGCCATGCAGTCGTGTGTCCTGGGATTGCTCGGCTGATCTAGGATAACCTCTCCGTCTGCCTGCTCCATGACTTTCTTCCGGTACGTCGTAAATTCTTTCCGAGTTTCCGGGCACTGACTCTCGACAAGAATCAGCATGGGGCATTGCGAGTCCGGTTGAATTGAAAGCATATCACGAACGATGCGGTAGCGTTGCGATGGAACATTGCAACCGGGGATAAATCCATGCCCCGACGATCGTGCATATAATTTCACCTTCTTAAATTCTTTTTCATACGCTTGAAAAGTCGTATCATCTCGTCCGATTGTTGTCATTCTTCCCGCCATCTGGTCCATGATGAACGCCTCGTATGTTTCACCAGAACACTTTCTTGCAAGCTCCTCTGCAAGCATTCGGGCAGAGAACTTCTTGACCACCAGTTCCCATTCGACAATGGCCATCGAACCGTAGTAGACGCGAGCGTCTTCTTGGGGAGGGATCACGAAACTTAAAACCGCCGTCCTGGTATTCGATGGGTCGATCGCAAGGTATCTGGTCCACGTTCTGGGAAACTTGCCCGATGTCTTCCATAGGTCGTAAACCTTCGCGAATGTCGGCGTGAACTTGTCGGTCTTCGTGTCTTTCGACTGGATGAAATGCGAGTCCACATGGATCGAGTACATCGCATAGGTGTCGGTCATTAGGTCGCCGTAGTTTCGCCTTGCGATTTCGTCGGCGCTATCCATTCGGCCAAGGGATTCCCGCTTCCCTTTCTCCGTGATGAACGGGTTCTCGGTCATGGCCAAACGGAAGGATCTGATTTGAGGCTCGTCCTCTTCGACAGCAGCGTCGGCACGATCGAGCAACTTCACCAGTGCATCGTTCTGGTTGTGCGGCCACACTGACCAAATGAACCAACCCTCTTCGTCAGTGAGTCGGTCTTGCCATTCCTTCAGGTGCTTGGGGTATCTGATGTCTTCGTCGATCCATATCCCGCTGATTGCATCCCCCTGCTTTGGATGCAGAGCGCTCGAAGGATACGCACAGATTCTCGCCCCGTTGGTAAGCTCCACCTGAGAGAAGATGTTCTGCCTCTTGTCCTCCCAGGCCCAGGAATCTTTGACGATCATTCGTTCCGGGATGACTGGATCTGTAAGCTGGGATTCCTTGTATCGGTCCTGGTCCTTCGGGTCTGCTCGATTGTATGTTCGCCACTGCCCCGTCACTTCGTCCCGTATGCAACGGAACTGGCCCCCCATTCCTGGCTCGAAGAGAAGCCGGTGAATGGTTTGCCCGATATGGTCAGTCTCCCATCCGATGATCCAGTAAATCCGAGGGTGCTTGTGCGATGCGACCGGCCAGCGTGAATCGATTGGCTTGCCGTCAATGCCGATGATCGGTGTTCCGGTAACGCGAGATCCGAATACCGCTGCCGCCGCGACTGACTTTCCTGAACGCTTACCACCACGGATGATAAGCTCAGTGCATGGAGATCGATGAACTTCTTCTTGCTGAGGACTTGGCCGATAGACTGAAAGGAACTCCCGCTTCCTCTGCTCAAGAGCCAGCGTCAGTTCGTTTAGGCGGTTGGCCATCTTCAATCTCCCTGCGAATCTTGTTCAAGAGCAATGCCCTGGCCTCGATGGGAATATCCTCTTCTTCGTGAACGATCACGGTTCCCGATGGTACAGAGGTGTTGGAGATAGATACTTCCAGCCCCTTGTCTTTGAGCATACCCTGGATGATCTTTGCCTTGTCTGGGTCGGACATGGCTTCGATCATGAACTTCAGTTTCTCTCGCTGGATCTCTGCTTCGATCTGCTCTTGCGTCATATCGTTGACGCGAACTGCTTCCTTGTGCTGCTCTGCGTGAAGCTGAAGTCGCAGAAGGTTCGTCATAATCATCGCCGTCTGGTACGGGATGCGGTCCCTCGAAAGCTGGTCCTCGATCACCCGATTCATTTTGTCGGCGAACCCTTCGGCCCCGCCAAACTTATCCCAGATTGCACCAAGAGTTTCATTCAGAGAGGGAGCGGTTTTCGCGTTGGCGAGATCCATCAAAAGATTGACGGCCTCTTTCTTCTCTTGACGGATGGCGTTGGCTTCGTCTTCCATCTTGGCGGCAGTCTCCTTGCACGCGACACACTGAACCCAAGGCCCATCCAGGGAGTCGTCGAACTCCCCGATGGGCTTCAGTTTGCAACAGGCAGCGCACCACCGTTCTTTATGGCTTGACGATACAAAGGAACCCAGCTTTACCTTCGGCATTGATTGTCGCCTCAAAGGTGTCAACTTCTTCCTCGCTATCGATTCGATCGGCTAAGTCGTCGAACGCTGAGGACATGGAAGTGTCAACGATCATGCACCCTCCGGGCCGAACCTTCGTGAGCATTAGCGAAAGTGCGTGGCACGTTACATCTCGTGGTGCCTTCAGGGAGTGGAGCAAGAGAATGTCTACCTCCTTGTCAGGAAGGCTTGCGACATACGCTCCAAAATCCTCCTGCTTGACAACGATGCACTTGACCTCCGAGCCGATCAGTTTGGCAGGAGTGGTGCCGTTGCGAAGTGAGAATACCGCAATGTCGTCATGGTTTTTGGCAAGCGTACTCACCAGCATCCCGTCATCGCAGGCGATTTCAAGCATCCTGAGCTTGGAGGGGTCATCCTCTGGGCAATACTTCCTTTTGTATTGCAGGATAACTTCGTCCAGAAGTTCGTAGGTTTCAGAAAATGCAGGCTGATCTTCGGGTAGATACGCAACCTGATCTGAAATATCCTCGCCCATGTCCTGGTCAACCCTGCCGTCAATCTCTGGATCGTACAGGTCGAGCATCTGCACTTCGTCGTGAGCCGATATGTTGTTGCGTACAGCATCACGAAACACGGTGCTGATCGCCTCGATGGGGATGATCGACGGACGGCCAACCAGCTTTGGCTTGTAGTGCCCAGCCCATGCGTCCCAGTTGCAGAACACAACTGGCTGGCCATGCTTGATGATCCCTGCCAACTGGATCTCGCGGGTGTTGGTGACATCCTCGGTACTCGCCTTCTGGGTCTGCTCTGCGTCGGTGTACTCGTAGAAGAACCACGACTCCAGATTCAGAAGCTCCTCTGCCCTTTCCAGGGAAACGCTTCCGTTGCGGTAGTCCTCTAGGATTTGGCGTGAAGTCTTCTGGCGAACTGGCATAAGATCAAATGCACTGGTCGAGTAAAGAATCACACCAGTCGGGCCAGCGCCGATGGGCTGAATGCCTTTCATCAGGCAAGCGTGTTCTCTTGTGTACGGTGCCAGTCGCGGGGTGACGCTTCCGGTTTCCGGGTTGGAGAAATAGAAAACGTAGACGTTCTCCTCTCCCCCACGAACTGGGTCGGGAGGTGGGCCGCAGTAGGGGGCACACACCACAGTCGGAAGTCCTTTGGTAAGGCGCTCGTACAGGAGATCGAACGACGTTGACCAAAATGGCTTGGCGTTTGGATCGTGACCGAAGTACATATCGGGCACGTTGTCAGAATCGAGCATCAGGATTACGTCAAAGCCATCCTGCTTGGCCATCTTGACGATGCGGTTTCTCTCCATCGACAGGGGAATATCCCCGAACTGCCTGACCCTGACCCTGCCGATTCGGATGTCGGCTTTCATCGCGGCGTAGTTCTTCGCAATCCAAGTCGCGTGAGAGGGTAGGCATGTTGCCACGCCCCCGTTTCCGCCGTATGTCAGAACTGCAATCAGAACATCAACTGTTTGGTTCTTCACTGCTTTCCCCGGATAACTAGATTGACTGCCGTACTCATGGCGTTCCGCACTTCGCGGATTGCCGAAGACTGGTCGGCACAGCCTTCAGTGTTTCTCAGGATTGATTCGGCTGCAAGTTTGCAGGACGCTCGGATGCGTTCGATCTTTTTGTTTTGATCTTCCGTGAGAGCGGAAAGGTCCACTCGCCCGAACCAATGATCGAGTTTGTTGTCGTCGATTGCCATAGATTCCTCTCATAAAAAACCCTCCCCGTTTCCGAGGAGGGTTCACGATTATCCGCACAGTCGAGATCAGTCGTCAAGCATCAGATCGACAAGGATGTCGCTGTCGGTATTGCCGCTGGTGGTCGCCGACATAGCTCGCCCGATCCTGTTGATCGTGCGCCGAGACTGGGTTCCGTCCGTGGTTTGGGTGACAGTGGAAGTCAATCCCGTCCAGGGATAGACGCGACCAGCCGTGGTCGACGTACTCGCTGCGGCGGTAATTGCCAGCAGCATATCATCGAGGGCCACTGGCGAGTTGGTCGTATCCAATGCGGTACGCACAATCGTCGGACCCCTGCGGTACAGCCAGAAAAGGTCGCCGATTGCAACGCCATCGCTGGCGACTGCATCGTCAACCACACCGGCAACCCCTTCGTCAGACACGTTGCAGTAGCCGTTTACGCGCCGTCCGCGAAACCCGCTCTGCCACTTGACCACCCGCTTTGGCAGGAGCTTGACGGTCGCCGTGTTGCGAACCAGAAGCGAGTGCCGAGTGCGACCGGATCGACGGCCATCGGCCCCCTGCCCTGCCACGGTGATGTTGTCGGGCCATTCCTTGACCGTACCTTCCAGTGCAACGGTCTGCCCGAAGGCCGTTGCCGAGGGGACTTCTCCCCCGAAGAAGGTCTGCCCCTGCTTGGGCAGCACAGTTACCGTACTCATAGTCTTGTCTCCAGAAAACTCTTGTGAATCGTAACCAAACTCGCCGGATCGCTATCGATCAGGCGTAGTTGAACAGCTTGGCAACGTGCTTTGGCTGGTACTTGACGTTGCCGTAGAACCCGACGCCCCAGAGGTAGGACCACAGAGATCGAGGATCTTTGTCTGGACCTTCCATCCACAGGAGTTGGGGGAACAGGCTGCACACAGTAATGTGTGCAAGGTTCAGGGCGTAGCCAGTATTGACTGGACAATCGAAGTCCGAGTACAGGGCACACCCGTCCTGGTTGAGAGCCTGACCGAAGCCGAGATCGCTTGCTTCCTTGTGAGGAACCATGATGCGAGTCTTGACTTCCTGAGCGTTCTTGTACCCCTGGAAAAGATTGGAGGCCAAGCCGAAATACTGAGGCATTCCGTCTTCGCCGCCAGTCGTGGTGAGCCAAGTGATCGTCTGAGAAACCACGCGCCAAGCGTTGTCTTCCCATGCGGTCGAGCTTGTTCCCCAGTTGGTGCTACTCCAGTTCACCAACTTTGGTGAGAGGTAATCGTACTCGGAATCTCCCTGCCCATCGGGCCAGTCGGTCCCGATGGCGGCATTGTTGGGAGTCGCAAGGCCGCTCGACCACGCACCACCAGCCGCACCGGGAACCGTGGATAGTGCGGTCAAGCCGTAGCTATCGTTCGGTCGGGCGACCTTATCGGCGGCGGTGGCCGAACCGGCCAGAAAAGTTTCGAGGCCGTGGATTGCAGACTCGCGGCCTGCTGCTTCCCCGTCCTTGTAAAGCTCTGCCGAGAACGTATCGGTGATCGCTTTCTGAAGTCGGTTGGACTTGGTTTGGAACAGGTTGATGAGGGCTTCATTGCCCTTGTTCATTTCCTGCTGCTTGCGGGACATGGTGTCGGTCGCGTAGTACCCACGCCAGTCAATCGCAAGCTGCTTAAAGGCATCGTGGTTGGAGAAATCCACGACACCACCGTCAGCGTGCGTCTGTACGGGAGGCTGAGAGTATTCAGCCTGCCATCGCAGTTCCGTACCGGAATGATTCGTCTCGATGCGGCCCCGCTTCTGAAGCATCGCCAGGAAAAGTCGCTTGCGGATCGTCAAATCCGAAGCACCTTTCATGTACTTGGGTTGAGTCGTCTTTACTATTCCAATCCATTCGTCAGCCATCATGCACCTCTTGTTCTGCGGAACTCATTCGCGAACATGTTTTTCAGTTCGCCTTCAGTTATCAGCACAGATTCAGCAGGCGGGGTTTGACCAACACCCGGCTGCATCTGGGGAGCATGGCTGGCTCGTTCCAGGGCGGATCTCAAAAAGGGTTGCTGCCCCGGAGTAGCGGCTTGGTTTGCCACTGGTGCCGCTTGAGGTGCCGCTTGTGCGGGAACCTGTTGCGGCGATTGCAACCCCGATACCTTGGCTGCGAGTCCTGTCGATCGGAGTGCAATGTTGAGCCTCGTCTGAGGATCTTGCACCCCGGCGTCCTGAAGGGTTCGCAGTTCATCAAATAAACGCTGCCCATCCTGGGAAGCGGAGACATTCCCGAACGCATCCTGACTGTAAAGCCACCCTGCGTTCTGGGATTCAAACTGCTCGATCGCAGTCTGGGTTCTTTGTTGCGAGAAATACTTCTCGATCTCTGACTTGACATCGTTCTGCCACTGTCGGCGAAGTGGTTCTTGAACCGCCTTGTAGAACGACTGGTATGGATTCTGCTTTCCAAGCTGCTGCCACTGGGCAAGCTGGGCTGCTCGTGCTTGATTCATTTCCGCGACAAGGCTGGCCGTCGCTACCTCGTATCCCTGGGCCGCAACATAGAGGCCGCTGTCTGGGTCTTGCTGCACTACCCCACGGCGAACCGCTTCGTCCCAGTTTGGGGACCACCCTGGAGCGCCCCATTGCTGGTTGAGATATTCGTCTGGGTCAAATTCATTCTGCTGTGGTTGCTGGGTGGGTTGTGGCTGCTGGGCCTGGGTTCTCTGCTGAAGGTAGGCATTGAACTCCTGCGCGTGCGGGGCAATCTGCCTTGCGTAATCGACGTATGGTCGCTGACGTTGCAGTTCCGCCAGTGCTTCCCTTGCCATCTGTGCTGGGTCAACATTTCCGTCAACCCTCATGCCGACTTGCTGAGCCAGCCCTACAAGATCGGAATAGTCGGGCTGCTGCGGTGCCTCTGGAGGTGCCTCTGGCGGAACATCGGGGGTGGCCTGCGGCTGTTCGCCTTGAGCGACTGACATTGCGTCAGTGAATGCAGATCCTACTTCGCCGTCGAGTTCTTCTTCGCCAGACATTCGGTTTCTCCAGTGGTTTTGTTGTCACCAATGCCGAAAGCCTAGCCACAATTTGCCAGAGAAAGAAATCGCTTGACACTAAACGCCATTTGATTTAAGAATATGGAAGCAAATTCAAGTTTTCGCAAGACGGAGAGTCGCAATGGCGGAATCGACTGGCGGCACTGAGCAGGATCGATTGTTGCTTCTCCGCGATCTAGCAAAGATACTTCCGTACCCCCACTCTTATGCTTCCGTCCGACGATGGGCGATAAAGGGGACGAAGATCAGGGGTGCAGACGTTTATGTGAAACTGGAAACAGTGACCCTTCCTGGCGGAATGGCGTCAAGCCTGAAGATGTACGAGAGTTTTGTGGAAAACATCACCAAAGAGAAAGGGGTGAGGAATGGCGACGGCATACGGGTACGCAAGGATTAGCCACTTGGAGGGATTCCAGGAGGGGGAATCGATTTCTGCCCAAGCCCACCGGATCGAGGGCTACTACGGCATGATGTTGAAGGCCAGTGGCGTAGCGTGGGGAGGGATTCACCAGGACGGCAAGCAATGCTCGGCGTCGAAGTTTCGATTCGCTGAGCGCCCTGCCGGGAAGGCTCTCATTGCAGTCATGAAGCCTGGGGATCACCTGATTATCGACAAGCTGGACCGAATGTGGCGATCGATGGAAGACTTTGTTCGCCTGATGTCGTGGTTCAAGAGCAATCAAATCAGCGTGCATATCGTCGATATGCGTGGCTGTAGCGTGTCAGTCGGTACTCCGATGGGCGACTTCATGCTGTCGATGATGGCTGCTCTCGCGCAGCTTGAGGCGTCGATGATCTCTTCGCGCACGAGGCAGGGACTCCAGCAAAGAATCCGCATGGGCGTATATGCAAGTGCGTTTCGTGGGAAGAACTGCCCATTCGGCATAAGGGTTGAGGGAAAAAAGAGCGGTCGCGTTTTGTACTGGGACGAACCAGCAAGGCAGGCTGCAAAGAAGCTCGCTGAATGGTGGCTGCTCGAATACCGAACGTGCCACGAGATTGATGCAGAATGCAGCAAGCATATCAACCTGATGCCTGCCAATCGCAATAGAGAAACCGAGGGGTTTGCCCACGGCAACGGCTTCAGGAGGATGATTGCACCTGAACTGTGCTACCGAATCCTGAAGGTGACTGACCCCAACCAGCTACGCAATCCAGAAGTGTATGCGAACTACCAGAAGGTCAGCGAATGTCTGGCGTCAAGCCGTCCCGATATTGCGGCGGCGATGCTTGCCTCTCACAACCTCCATGAGGCACTCGCGATCGGTCAGCGTCGAGCGAGAAAGCAGTTCAAGCCGAAAGAGTTTCAGATGATCTCGCCGTGAAATAAAAAAGGGCCTCCAGCAAAACACTGGAGGCCCCGGCTATTTTTGTTTCCTTCGTGGCTTATCATCGAATCCACGCTCGCAGTTTATCGCAGGAGAAACTCAGCGAACCCGTAAACTCTGCTGCTTTTTCAAATTGTGGTGCTTTTACACTCACGCAGTACAGATGCGTTGCGGCCCGCGTAACCTTCGTTGTCCAGTCTAGGCTCCACGAATACGACTGCCCAATCTTTAGTTTTTGAATTTCTAGTTCTAGCTTGTTTTCAAACTTCATCCTATTCTCCAAAAGTGGTTTCAAAAAAACGCTGGAGGCCCCGGCCCTTGTGGTTACTTGTCTTCGCTCAGGATCTTCGTGATGATTCCTTCCGCAACCCAGTCTGCCTCCTTGCTGATGGAATCATCTTCGTCTGGAGTTCCGTCTTCGTTATACCACTTCGCTGCCGCTACCGCTTTCTCAAGCGAGTCGCTGTCTGCTTCATCGTCTCCGGTGCTGTCCCAAGGGGATGAAGAGTCGTCCATCGCCCATCGAAGTGCATCATGCGGATCGTGGCGGAAGTCGGCTACCTGAAACGGAGTTGACACCCACTCCCATTCGTCGGGCGAAGTCGGTTCGCCTGCAAGTTGTAGCACAGGGCAACTTGCCTCTGCCCAGTTGGCCATGACCCCGTAAACAAGCCCTCGATTGTCGTCAAATACCAATGCTTTCTTGCCCATGATTCCCTTTCTCTAAATGAATGAGCCATTGAAAAAGTCAGACGATCGAAAGCTCCCTGGCAGAAAAACATCCTCCGTTTCTGAGGATATAGATCGTAGTTCCGAGAGAGTTGACGGTGATGCTTGCGACTCTATCAACCCTTGATGGGTTTCCCCACTTGCATTCCGTCTTAACCAGCGTTCCGACTTTGATTGACTTGTCCATCGCCTTTCTCCGTGAACGTGAACGAAACTAAAACTCACTCGCCGTCGAAGTCAATCTCCCCAGCGAGAGCCGCCTTCTTCACCATCGACAAGGCCGTCTTCGTGGCTCTGGTCGTGGTGATTGCAACCCTGTCAGTCACGATCGATCCGTCTGCTCGAAGCATGACTATATGAAGCGTTGCCTTCGACTTGCGATTCCACTTGCAGGCGGTCGCTGCCGCAGACTCTACGTCTGCAAACGTCTCGCTGGACTGCTCGCCCTTCGGAGTTTCTTCGACGCTTCTCCAAACTCTAAACGCAACATCGACAACCATCGTTCCCCCTTACTGGCTGAACCAGAGATAGAAAGCAATCCAGAACAGAACAACAAGACACGAACCGAGTTTGATATACCACGGCTGGGGGTCAGGCACTTGGCACCTCCTCTCTGATGACAAGAACACCAATGCTGTCATACTCACCGCCAGACTCTTCGAGCAGGGCTTCAAGAACATCCATGTCCTTCCTGCTTTTCTTTGCGACTGGCTCGTCAACGAACCGAATCACGCACTGAATATCCTCTTCCGACTTCAGGCCCATCTGCTTGTAAACCCACTTGGGATGGCGATGGCCACGGCCCTTCATCAGTTCGACGATCTCATGCGTTCGGCGATGCTTCACAAAAATCCTTGAACCCATAGCTGCCTCCTATTTGATGTAGCCGATTGGCTTGATCGCAACCTTATCATTGCTGAACGGTGAAATCTCGTACTGAATTGCATCGGTCATGGTAACTGCTTGGGCAATCGCCTTCTGGATAGTGCCATCGTGGAATGCGTTGGACGCTGCGCAGAAGTTTTCCCAGTACGGCTTGAACTCGTCGGTGCTGAGGTTCATATCGGCCATGATGCCCTGAACCAGAACATCGGTAGTGCGGTCGGGCAGGGAAGGGTCATGCCTGACGTTGACGTACTTGACACCGCAGGCTAGCAATCGCTTGCCGATTACGTTGCGACTTTCCTGCGGCGTCATGGTATCGAAGTTGTATCGCTGGAACTTTGCCATGCTTACACCTTTCTGAGAATGTCGTTGATGGCGTCACTGCCTGCGGCCATTGAATTATACACCCAGCAATCGTCGCTAATCTTGGCGGCTTCTCCTGCTGCCTCGGCGATTACGATCGTGAGGAACCGAACCTGCTCCTGCTTTTTCCAGGTGTTGAATCTGGCGACAGTCTCCGCAGGGATGCGGCAGATGGCGTCGGTGATCTGAACGATGTCGGTCTGCCCCTTCGGACAGCCGAACGAACTCCATGCGGCGGGTAGCTTATCGACTGGGATGCAAAGATTCGTTGCACCGTTCTCGAAATGCTCCAGCCACTCAAGAACTTGGTCGGTCTTGTTGGCACCAGGAGGGATGACAAGAACATTCATACCCTCCCCGGCGTAGCCAACCAGACAGCACCATCGCTTCTGGCTGCTCGCCACCCAGTACAGACTGAGGGCGAACGCTTTTGCGTGGTAGATGTTATCGTTGTTGGTCATGCTGCCAGTCTCGTCAACGATCACGACAATCGGACCCTTGCCTACTGACTCGTTACCGCAATGCTCGCGACACTGGGCGGCGTTCTCTACGATACGTCGCATGGTATCGTCCTCGAACATCGGGTCGGACAATCGGCCAAGCTCTGACGGCAGTAGCTTTCCGATGTCGCCTGACTGATGCACGCCGACAACATCGTCGATGCCGACTGGAACCTTGCGGCGCTGGGCAGACTGGGCGATGCGGCGGTAGCGTCCTGCCAGTCGCATGATTCCCATGAGCATCGAACTCTTGCGGATCTTGCCGAACAAACCGGCTACTGCTTCCTGCGTAATTGGCTTGGCCCCAGCGGGATCGCCACCCATACCGGGAAGGGAGTCGCGAACATCCTCGTACTGATCGATGGCTTGGCTGGCGTCCATCGCGGCACGAACAGCCTGAACGTCGATAGCGACCTCGCCCTTATCGGTAGCGGCCTGCTCCTCGGTGACTTCCTCCATGACTTTTGCGAACCCTGACGCAAACTTAAGGGCCGCAATCTCGCTGGCATTCTCGTCGCCGACTGTGACAGTGCGAAGCTGGCGGAACTCCTCGGTATCCATGAGGGCTTGCATGTACTTGGCGAGTCGCGGATTGGTGCAGTTGTCCGACTGCTTGGGGCGATACTCGAAAGCACCACCACGGAAGTCGGTCGTCGCCGTCTCTGCGATGTCGCCGTCAACAGCGGAGAAGATACCCTGCAATTCCTCGCTGCCCTGGAACAATTCGGAACCCCGTCGCTGCGACCATTCGTCATGGTGCAGGCTGAACTTGGTTGGAGTCGCCTGCACTGGTGCGGTCCCGACAGTACCGTCGTCGATGCCTGACTTGTCGGCAAGTAAGTCGCGAAGATCCATAGTGATTCTCCTGAGTTTGGTGAACGTGAACAGAACAAGAGAAACCTAGAACGCTGCAACCAAGTCGAGCTTGATCTTCTTGATCTTGTCGCTGACGTACTGGAGAGCGGCGGTTGCCTTGGTCCCCTTGGTCCCCTTGAGTTGCGTCTGAATCTCGGAGAGCTTCTTGATGCAGACAGTGGTGGCGGCTGCATCCTTGATGTCGAGGCCGTCAACAGCCTGCTCGCATTCGGTTAAAAGCTGCATCACAACAGCGTTGCCTGGGTTGGCAATCTGCATGATTGTCTTGGCGACGATCTTCGGTTGCTCGCTGGGGTCTTCCCAGAGAACGTGCGAAAGAATCTCCAAGTGTTCGGGCTGAACAGCGTCGGAACCGTCAAGAAAAGCGAAAGCCTGTGCTGCACGCACTGACTTGCGAATACGTCGGGAGCCAACGTGAACACCTTCGCGGCGAACGCCGACCACGCAATCGTACATGGCGTCTTGGGCCTCTGGCGTCCAGGGCATTGCCGCTGCTTGATCGCAAGCCAGATTGATTTCCGGCAGGCTGATCGTGTCGGCAATCTTGACGCCGATCGAGTCGTCCCAGAGCAATCGCTTGATGCCACGCTCGTCGTTGATCGTACCTACCGTCTTGCGGAACAGGAACCGATCGAACAGGGCGCCCAGGCCGTCGCTGGATGAAGGCCACTCGTTGCTGGCGGCGACACACAATAGCAGGGGGCAGTCAAGAGTCTCGATACCGTTGCGGAACTTACGCTCGTTGAGGATCTTGAGAGTCGTATTGAGGATCGCCGACGATGCCTTGAAGATTTCGTCGAGGAACGCCACCGATGCCTGCGGAAGCATACCGTCGGTGATGCGACGATACTGGTCAGACTTCATCGAAGTCACGCTGATGGGGCCGAGGACTTCTTCTGGAGTCGAGAACTTGTTGAGAAGAATATCAAACTTGGGGGCCTTCGCCCATGCCATGATGGCGTCGAGCAACATCGACTTGCCTTCTCCTGGCGGCGACACAACCAAGGCGTGTTCCCGGCAAAGAAGGGCCGTGAGAACCATATCGGACTCCTCTTCTCGCTGGACCATGCCAGCATGAAGGGCGGTACGGAAGGCGGCAAACTTGGCTTGAACTGACATAGTGGATTCTCCATGAACCTTGATGAAAAACACTTGAAACAAATCGAACGTGAACTACTTGGCGGCAGAGAACTCTTCGACCTTGGCTAGGAACTGCTTCCTGGCGTCGTCAAGGCGGGTGCGGATCTCTCCTGACTTGTCGGACAGGAACTCAGCGTAGGCGTCCATCTTGAGGCGGATCTTCTGATAGCGGTCAAGAGCGCGGTTGATTGTGTCGGTGCGGGTCGTATCGTCCCAGCCATCGACGGAAGCGGAAAGCTCCTGAATCATTTCCTCCATGCCAGCCATCACGGAATCTCGGACCTCGCGATTCGACTTCTCGTCACCCTTGGGGACAATAAAGCGATGCAACTTGCCACCCATAGCAGACAGGAAAGTTTCGATGCGGTCGGTGAACTCCTTGTGCTGATGCGGCACGAAGTAAACCACACCCTTGTCGGGGATGACTGGGAACAGGTCGGCACGTTTCTTGAACAGTCGCATGACGATGCGGCTGATGTCACTGGCGTTGCGGTCGTTGTAGGCCGCATTGACTAGGTTCTGTGCCTCGATCGCAAAATCTGGCCGCTCTGGACAAGTGACGTTGCCAGTCGTTGCGTCAAGGTGAACTGTGAACTCGTAATCGAACTCGAATCGACCACCAAGAACAGCCTTGCGTGTGAACTGGAAGCTGATACTGCCATCCTCGTCAACCAGCTTGTCGATCGATCGGCTTTCCTTTAGCGACTTGATCGCTCTGCCCCAGGCGTGCTTGGCGTTGAGATCCTTAGCGGCGTCTGGCTCGAAACCAGCGGTGGCAAGTGCTTGGCGTACATCGTGAACGACAGTGCCCTTGGTATCGACTGACCAACCGACAACTTCTCCGAGATTGTTCGACATAATTCTGCTCCATGAAAAATTTGAAACTTGCCCGTCACCCACTTCGGGATGCGAGCCGCTGAAAAATCGGGACCAGCCAAGCATTGCTACTTGGCTGGTTTTCTCTCTACTGGAGTACCGTCTTGGCGGATACGCCGAATGGGGATTTCCTTCGGCGCTTCAACCGTCACCGAGATATGGTTTCCGTGGCGCTTGAGTAGGGTAACAGTGGCTTTCCCCACTATGAAACTTGCCCCAACGGGAACCGTGATTCGTAGCATGATGCACCTCCATGAATTTGACACGACAACAAAACAGTGATACTCTTCGACCTGTGGCGTTACGGTTTTCAGTAAGTCTTCATGGCAAAGGGCACTCCTATGAAGGGGACAAAGGGCGGTAAAGGTGGCGGCAAGGGCGGCAAGGGCGGCGGTTGCCGCAAGTGTGGGTCTGGCACCTGTAAGTGCAAGTAGCGAACCCATCGCCGATCGTATGAAAGCCGTGGCGTAATTGCTGCGGCTTTTTTATTCGTCTTCCGGCTCGGCGAAATACCCGCAACTTTCCAGGGCGGCATCGAGTCCTTCACGGAAGTCACTCATGCACTGAGAAACGGTTTTCTCTACTTCATCGACCTCCTCTGGCGTCAGTTTGCAAGCGACTGCACGAACTACGCCGCCTGCAATTCTCGGCCTGCGAGAGTATCCTCCTGCAACTCCGTCCAAGCCGTTCCACTGGTGGTATCCGTGAGTTGCGACGTAGTTGGCGTACCTCAAATGGTCGAGCGCTCGGCTGATGTCAGTCACCAGGGAAGCGATAGCGTCGTTCTCTGTGTCGCTATCGAGTCCGTTCGGCACTGCTTCAGTGTGCAAGCGAAACCATTCGCTGCACCCGCAAATCTCAATCGTCTTCATGGTGATTCCTCCGGGCTTGTGACCGTTCCCCACTGTGGGGAGCCGCATTACGGGCCGAAGCCCTCACTCTGCGTTTTGTTCTTCATGCTCGTTCAGGTAAGCGAGCATTGGAATCAAATTCTGATCCATTCGCTCTGGCAATTCTGGAAAGGCCGCAATAAGAGCTTTCGCTTCTTCAGTTACACGATTCCAGTTGGCGGAATTGCGAAATGTAACTTTCCATAAATTCATTTTGCGAAGAGCATCGTGCAATCGAACACCTGCTAGTGTGTCGTTAAGCACAATGGTCTGGTCGTACCGCAGGGCCACCTTCTTGAACGGCTCGAATCCGTTGATGTTGTCAGGGTATTGGTGAATAAACTCGTAAAGTCTTCCGTTGAAGAACGGAAACCACTCAGGCTTCTGGCTGTGCTGGCGTTCGTATGCTAGAAGAATCGCATCCGGGCCATGTCCCGTTACGTCGTAGCGATACTCGGTATCTGCGTGGATTTCATGGCTTTCCGTCAGTTCCGAGCGACTGACGGAACGAACAAATACCGTGGCAAAATTTCCATGTTGATTGTCGCTCATGAGTGCCGTGTAGAAATAGGTTGCCGCTCCTTCTGGGTAGTTGTCGTGGTGGATGTAAACGAAATGCCTTTGCCGACGAACTTCTGAGTGAAAGCCATAGGTTCCTCTTGTACTCATTGCCATACTCTCCATGAATCCAGGCTTGTGACTGGCTTCCACGATGGAAGGCCGCATTAGGGGCCATCGGCCCCCACTCTGCGTTTATCGTCGCTGACGCACAATGCGTTTCGCCGACTTGATATTCTTCAGGATCGACTCTGCTGCGAACTCGCGATGCAGAGGCGACTTTTCGTCGATCATATTTGCTGCGAGTAGAAGCACCCTGGCGGCGGCGTACCTCTTGCCGTGTGCCTCCTCTGGAAGAACCTTCTTCCTCTCGTCTTCGGTCATGCTGTCGTACAGGCTCATGGCCTGATCTTTAAGCTCTCTGGCCATTTTGTAGGCCAAGTCGGCAACGCTTTCGTAGATCAAATCTTCTTCGGTCTTCGGTGTCATGCTGCATTCTCCATGAACGTGAATGGAACTGGCGACGGACTAGGCAAGTACGCTTGGGGCGACCTTCTCGATCATCCCGGCAGATAGAACTAGGCCGTTACGATTGCAAGCCTGCTCTACGCAATCGAGAACTGCACCAGAGCGAATCGACTGAGCAACTACGTCCCGAAGCTGCTTGTCGCTGTAGCGAGGCGTCTTGCCGACAATGCCGATGCAAGCCCGAAACTTGGTGACATTCGTGACTTCGTAGGGAATGCCGTCAAGCTCCTTACGCTCTGCCTGCGTCGGGAACGCCATGATGCGATATTCCTTCAGCGCTGGTTCGTGGTAAACCTTCACCAAAATCTTGTTGGTGTGGCTCTCTGGCTGTCCGGGCAGTGGATCGCAGATAAGCTCCACCCTGTAGGATCGGTCTTTGACATAGAACGGGACCATAGCTATCTCTCCATGAGACTAGAAACCGGCAACGCCACAAACGCTGTGGCATTGCTACAAACCGTGTGGAAAGCCGCTTGAGGGAATCGAACCCCCTGTGACCGACTCTGCGGCACTGACAAAATGTCAGTAAGGATAGGCAATCTAGGCAAACATACAGCCGACTTCCAACTCGCCAAACGCTTTGCGGAAGTTAAGCTCGCATCTGGCCATTAGGTGGGCGAAATCGACGATTCCCTTGCCGTTATCGAGTCCTTCGGCTTGTGCGATTGCCATGAGTCGCTGGGCGTACTCAATACGCTTGTCTGGCGTCAGCGTAAGCTCGATAGTGATTGCCCTACTGAGGAACGGCGAACTGTCGAACTTGTCGTCGAACAGCTTCTTGTGCCCTTTGTCAGTAGTAGTGAAGATCCAGAGTCCATGACGCTGAACGTGTTCCTCCTCCAGTACAGTCTGGAGCATAGAAACCACCTGACTGCGGAGATTGTGTGCCTCATTGGCGACAAATGCCCAGCAATCCCCGAATAGCGGCCTCTTGCGGCACTTATCGGAGAACTCTCTGACCTTATCGAGCGTCAAGTCCTGGGCATCTAGCTCTTCGATAGCAAGATCATCGGTGACACTACTGGCCATGATCTTAGCCAGAGTCGTCTTGCCGCTGGCGGAAGGCCCCTTAATCCAGAACGCCTTACCGACAAGCCCGTTTCTCTGCTGCAAGAAACGAATACGATTAACGGCTTCTGCTTGCCCAACTACGTCATCGAGCGTAGAAGGGCGATACTTCTCATACAATGCTGGCATGATACTCTTCTCCATGAGTAACTTGGTTGGTCGGTCGCACCCCTCACCCATTCCGGGATGCGACCCGCTGAAAAATCGGGGACAGCTAAGCATGGCTAAAAGCTACTTGCTACTGCTATTGCTAAAAGCCACTGCCCAAAGCCCCCTGCCCTGTCACCTACCTTGGGATGCGACACGCTGAAAATCGCCCGACAGCTATGCTTAGCAATAGCAACTTGCAATACGCGCGTGCGAGAGGTCAAAATCGGCGCAGGGGCGGATTACAGATCGCACGCATCACTGCGCCGAATCTAAGAACTGTCTGGCGGCACATAGTAGGGGAATACCATACCCCCCCTACCGCACCTGAGCGGGGGGGTACAATCCGGGGGGTGCGATAATTCCCCCCCCTAGTACGTTCGGGGGGTGCCGATTGTCCCATCCTCCTCCTGCTGCGGGTTCACCAACTAGGGGCGCGGGGTGCTGAATTTTGGGCGATAGCTTAGCATTGCCTGGGAGCGATGCCACGAGGACCGGCATCGCCGACGGTCCCGGCCTGGGAGCGATGCCACGAGGACCGGCATCGCCGACGGTCCCGGCCTGGGAGCGATGCCACGAGGACCGGCATC